GAAATCCCACTCACTGGGGTCTTTCATCCAGAGAAACATTTTCACTTTTATTAGAAATGCTTCTTCCAGTAACCACCCCCTCTTAGACGAACTCCAGCTTCCATCTTTCTTAAAAAAATTACCATCTGCCTTAACATCTTCAATCACTCGCTTCCCATTCTCTAGGTAAGAGAAATCGAATTCTGCCCATAGTTCAGGGAGCGAAGTTTTGCGTCTGTAAATCTGATTAGTAATCGTAAAACCATCTATCTCTGGAACGAGTAAAAATTTAGGATGGCATTCTAACTGAGAAATATTCCCCTCGGCTTCCATTTCTTTGAGAACGATAAACCTCGCTACCTCATAGATAGAACCAAAGACTTTATTCTCATATTCAACCCCTTTACCTCTTGCCATTTTTATCTCTACCTCTCCCCCGGGTCAACCTCCACGTATGCCACTTCCTCAGACTTGGTATCTGAGTCCGTTATTTTCGATGCGAGCCATTCGACGAACTGAATCGAAAATCCCCCTTCCCAGTTCATTGCCCTATATCCCGTTTCTTTTTCGTATTGCTCTATTAGTTTAGTTAGTTGATTCATTATTTACTCCTCTTAACATAAATTGAGACTCTAGCCCTAACCCTAAAAATCAAGAATACAAGTTCGATCCCAAAATTATGAGACTTAATGGAAGGGCTTTCGATCCTCATACTATAAGTAAACCCCAATGATGGGATCGGGGAGAATAGTATCGTTTTGAACCCTTTATCCCATCTTTCGATTGAATTTATAAATTCATAATAAAACCTAGTCTTACGTATTTTTCTTGTCTTCATCGCTTACCTCCTAAGCCATATAGTTTAGACTGTCTATCCCACTTAGTGGGGAACGGAATTTTTATTTCTAGTTCGGAAGCGAGACTCTCCAGTTCTTTTAGAACATCTTGAATTTCTTCTTTGAGTAAGTCTTTGATTGCCTTGTCTACCCCAACGGCAAAGCAAGCATCCTCATATAACCGCCTCCAGTTGTGTCCAGTTTCCTCGCTGATTATTCTAAGCCACATTCTGAGAAGATTTACCTGTGCCTCGCTACCTTTATCCAGAGAATAGATTCTTACTAAAACTCGCTCCCCCTCTGGAAGCGAAGTCTTTATAGTAACTGATCCATCCTTGACTTCTACTAGCTCATTCATATATCATTCTCCTTTAATTACTTTGGATAGGTCAGCTTCAAACTGGTCTTCAATTACCGCTAAATAATACGTGCTGTCTTTAACTAAACCGTTGCCCACATATTCCATCTTCTCCACCTCATCCAAAAACAACCTTTGCTCCTGTCCGCAAGTGGGACGGGATGCGAGCCATAGGACAAAATCATCTGTATAAAATTCGATGTCTTTATCTGTCGATAAACAATAGTATGAGTCTTTAGCTTTTTGCCCTGGATTCTCTCTCTCATATTGCTTTATGAGTTTATTTAATTGATCCATTGCTTACCTCCTGCTGTAAATTAAATAGCTTCTGAGCAAGGGAAAAGAAGTTGTACCGCTCCCAGAATTTCATTCTCTTTGGGAGCGACGTTTTTCTATCGTACTCTGCATGATGCTTTGGACAAAGCCCGATAGCCATCCCATCCTTAGTTGGATCATTCCACTTGAACGGGACATTTCTCCCAACAAGGTGAGCCCATACCCCAGGCTCATGACAGATTACACAAGGTATCTTATTCCCTCTCTTATGCTTAGAAATAAATCTATCCCTAGCTTGATCCAATTTTTTAGTTCCTGAATTCATCCGCCATAGCCAGAGCCATAGCCATCGCCAGAGCCATAGCCAGAGCCAGAGCCATAGCCAGAGCCATAGTCAGAGCCATAGCCAGAGCCATAGCCAGAGCCATAGCCAGAGCCATAGCCAGAGCCATAGCCATAGCCATAGCCATAGCCATAGCCATAGCCATAGCCAGAGCCATAGCCATAGCCAGAGCCAGAGCCATCGCCATTAACAAATATTTTATTTTTTGCCATGGATGCTCTCCCGCGCCTTATCACTTGCTGGGATAAGTTCGCAAACACCCGTGATGTAGTGGATGGGATTTACTATATCAACTTTACTATCGCTCTTAATGCCTGTTTGAGCAACGCCTGATAGCGCAATGCCATCATTAGCTTTCCATGACCACAAGCGGCGGCTATCTTTTAGAATTACGTTCTCACCATCCACGCTCACTACTTCGCCCGCATGAACGCCAGCCGAATAAGCACGAACGATGCAATACTTGCCAACAAACGGATGATGTGCGGTAGAGACGGAACCAACAGAAACTCCAGCAGCTAGTCGTGAGATTTCCTTGATTTCGCCAAGGGTTAGGTTATCAATATTACATTTAGTCATAGTCATTACTCCTTAGTGGTTAAAATTAATTTTTCAGCATATACTCGCTTCGCATCCAACTCCTTCACCCGCGCCACCTTATCGGATAAGCTAGTCATGCTGCAATCTCCTTCACTATTCGGTAAATCTTGCGGGCTTCGTCTATCGTTTTTATTTCGCCCGTGTGGTATTGGTATCCAAGTTTTTCTGCAATAATCGCGTAGACCTTGCCACGCTTCATGCGCTTGCTTTTCCAAATAGGGTCAAGGATGGCGTGAATATGCGAGCGAGCCTTGCGTAGTTCGGCGCTGGGGATATTGCCTAGCGGCTTCGTGCGTTGTGGCGTTTTATGATGGCAACCGACATGGTTCTTGCAGGTGTCGCACTTCCAAAACGGCAGCGCATAAAGGTCAGGCCGATGCGGATAAATCTCGCGCCCATCGGTCAGGCGGGAGTCTACATCACAAGCGCATGTGCAGCAATATAGCTGCATCGCCTGCGGGTTATCTGGTTTCTGTGTCATCTCGCTCTCCATCCATCCGTGCGCTCATGTAACGGCACAACATTGTTAACCACTGTGCTAGGCTTTCCTTCAATCCTAACGCGCTCAAGTTCTATATGCGCCGCACGTTCCGCTGGGGTTAGCAATGGCTCATGCTCGTACATTGTCTTAATGGCGTCAAATCTGCGTTGCTGTTCGGGTGTCATGCTAAATCACTCCCATCTAACCAGTAGCTACCATCCCCATCACGAGGAAAACATCCGCCGTGGTTTTCGTGCTTGATAAATGCCAGCTTGGCTTGGCGCAACTCGGCACTCCACACCGCACCTTCGCGTACACACGATCTGCGCTCCTTTCCGCCTCTAAGCAAATAGCTAATCTCCTCGCGTGTAGGAAGTTCGCTATTCAGCGCGTCGGGTATTTCTAAAATCTTACGCATTGGCGACATCCTTCATTGCTTGGTATTTTTTCACTGTGTCATTGAGGGCTTCAAGCTGGGTGTATTCAAGCGAGCATCTGCGGCCGCAAGAATCCTCGATGGTGACTTCGTTTTGGTCGCAGGTTATAGTCAGCGTTGGGTCGCCGCATTGGTCGCGCTCGATGTGTTCGTATGTGATTGTCATTATGCTCTCCGTATAGCTGCTTGAAGTGGGTTAGGCTCGTCAACTGTTGGCTCTGGCAACACACCAGCGCGCACCAGCAAATACTCAAAGGCGCTTTGCGGCATGGAAACGTAACTAGCCGCGAAGGCTGGAATGGCTACGGCCAAGCCGATTTGCAACGGTGTCGCCGCTAGCGAGTTGATTACGTTATCATCAAAGCGCACCACCTCGCCTTTTCTGCGCGGCGTGCCGTTTAGGTTGCTCTCTTGGATATAAATGATGTGTGCCATATTCCTACCTGTTGAAAGCGCGATTGCACGCTTCGTATGAGTTGCCCTTGGCTTCGCAATCGCTGATGTCGCTAGAATTGAGATAGCCCAGCAATCCGCAAATCGAACCCAATGCTAGAATGATGATGATGTAGTCTTTCATATTTTACTCCTTTGTTGTGTTGGCAAAAGCGACATTAGGGCAACGTGGTGGATACGTCAAGCGCTAAATGTAAAATAATTTTAGTTTACTTTATAGTCAGGAGATGCGATAAAAATAGCGGTATAACTAAGGAGGATTTATGAAAACCACGATGATCGGCGCTCATGCTGATGAAAAACTGAACAAACGGATTGAGCGCGAGTGCATGTTGGATTTCGGGCGCAAGAAAGCGCCTATGATTATCATGCTGCTAACCGAGGCGCTCGATGCCCGTGATGCGGCTCGCGGTAAAAAGAGAGCGTAGGGGATAATCGTGGCTAGAATCCGAACAATCAAGCCCGAGTTCTTCACCTCGGAACAAGTCGCCGACTGCTCGCCGACTGCTCGGCTACTATTCGTCGGCATGTGGTGCTTCTGTGACGATGGGGGAGTTCACCCAGCATCAACCAAGCGGCTAAAGATGGAAATTTTCCCAGCCGACACTTTTGGCGAAAAAGAGATTGCCGATTTGGTTGCTGAATTGCTTGCTGCTAAATTGTTGATTGAATTTCAATCGGATGACGGCAAATCATACTGGCAAGTGACTGGCTGGAACCACCAGAAAATTGAGAAACCAACCTACAGACACCCCCAAAATTCGACGACCACTCGACGACCACTCGACGACTCCTCGGCCACGGAAGGGAAGGGAGTAGAAGGGATAGGAAAGGAAGATAATAATAACCATTATAATCCTATTGAGAGAGAGGGACGCGCGCCAGCGCGCACCCGCACCCTAATTCCTGATGATTGGAAGTTGCCAGTTGATTGGGGCGAGTGGGCTGAAAAAGAAACTGGACTCGACAAGAAAGCCCTAATCTCCGAGGCAAGAAAGTTTCACAATAATGCCATGTCGAAGGCTATAAAAAGCGCGGATTGGCTCGCTGAATGGAAAAAATGGATCTACCGCACAAAGGAGTTTAAGAAATGACATACGAAGCATACGACGAACCAAAGAGCATCTCGGAAAACCACGGTTTTTCTAACCAACTATCGAGGGAAGTGGCTAGGATTTCTGGCTATGGGATGGACGGACTGCACCAGAATGAATGCGTTGCTGGAAAGCTGGTTCAGGACAAGAAAACGCCGAAAACTCAGTACAATTTCAATATGAGTGATGATGTTTTTCAGCTTGGGTGCGCTCTCGAACTTAAAAATAAAATCGAACCCGTAACTTGGGCTAGTTGGATGATGAACTGCACGATGCGGGTTGATGAAAGAGTGGCCACGTTCACTTTCCCAAACGCTTGGCGGGCGCAGGAAGTTGAGAAAAAATTTAAGCATATTTTCGTGAAACATTTTGTCGGTAAGCGGATTATTTTTAATGAATCCGACGATCTTCGCCGAGAAATGCACATGTTGTAGGCAGTGAATATGAACCTCAAAGCCCTCATCGTTCGCTTGCAGAACTCCACTGACGACGAACTCCACACGATAGCGGATGACACAAGCCGCATCCACATGAGTGACTATCACCGAGCACTCCACCTGCTCGCCGTGAACGAAATTAACGAAAGGGGGTGGCAGCACAAACAGCGGCGCTTGACCGAACACAAAAAATCCGTACAATCGTGGGATGAGCACAGCCGAACTCTGCAAAGCGTTCATCGACCGCCATGTGCGTGATGCCGCTGGCTGCGGCTCGAAACGCGAAATCCGTGAAGCACGCGAATTTATCGAAGGACAAATCAACTACGACCCCGAACTTAATTTTTACAAAGCGTGGGAGGGAATCGGAATCGAGGAGCAAATGATAAAACCAATCATTGCCGACTTCATCCTCATCGGCTACAACCGCAACAGCAACCTTTTCAAAATCATCACCGGAGTTTTAGAATGACCACTCAGCCCACCGTCGGAACACAAACCAAATTTTTCAAGATCGATGGCGAAGGCAAAGTCATCGAAGGCGAAGGAACCATCATCGCCGTGTTCATCGACGCTTCCCGCGTCCTGTGCGCCACAATCAAGCCAACCGAAGGCCATAATGTTAACGTATATGCTGCCCTCCTGAACGCAAACGACGAGAAAAAACAAGCGTTTATCAACACACACGCTGAAATCCAAGAACTCGAAAAAGCAGCGGCAGACGAAAACAAAGACCTCGTGAAACGCTACAATGCCAAAATAGACGCGAAATACGATGAAGTTCTTGGTGCGCGTATGGTGGTGGCCGAAACTACCGAAGCAACGCTGTAAGGGGCAAAAGAATGGGCGTGAAGGGCAAAGACTTGAAGCATGGCAAACTCTCCGAGGAGGAAAAAGCCAAACGCAACGGGCGGCCACCCAAATTTGAAACCGTCGAGGAACTCGAAACTCTCGTCGATTTATATTTCGTCACAAGAAAAGCCGAAGATAGACCGCCCACAATCTCAGGGCTGGCCTTGTTCTTAGAAATGAGCCGCGAAACGCTCAATAGCTACAAAGGCATGGAGAAGTTTTCTGACGTATTAAAAAAAGCGAAAGCGCGAGTCATTGAATTTGCTGAGGAAAACCTTTATGCTGGGAAACCTACAGGAGCCATATTCGCGCTGAAAAACATCGACTCGGAGAACTGGCGCGATAGGCAGGAAGTAAGCAATAGCCACTCATTCACGCAAATGGGCAGCGTAACCGTCGGAAATGCAAAGCTAACTTTTGATATTGGGAGTGCAAAGAAATGAACGAGAAAGAACTATTGCAGATTGATGAGGCGATAGAGGGCGCTTTCAAATTTATGCGCAAACATCAAGGGAACGAAGTATGCGGTGAGTTTCAAGCGTTGCGCGAGGCGCGTGTTCTTATAAACAGCAAGATTGGAGAACCAATTTATAATTTTGCAGCACTTGCTACTGATGCTCGGGAAAACTTCAAAGACAAATTGGCGCTCAAGCTGCAAGAACTAACTGAAAGATTTAATGTAGAAATTGATAGAACTGAATTTCGCCCAGAATTAGACATGATTCATGTGCATCTAAAAAACCTTAACGATAAAGGTGAGCAGCGTAGATTTAGCATATACGTTAAGGATTTGGCTAAGTATTTATAGCAGAAATTGGGGGAAACCACATGAGCAGCTTCCTAAGAAATACGCTTGATAAAACGTGCCTTGGGTGCGGTGAGCGTATGTGGGGCATATTCGACTTTGCCGCGCGGCATATCTGCGAGGAGTGCGGAGGCAACAAGACCGAATACAGCGCCAAAAACCCCAAGCGCGCTGAAAAGGAAAACGAAGCCCTTGCGCGGTGATGCCGTTGCGGGTTATCATTCGCCCATAGGAGAACCACATGGCAACCGTCGCAATCACAAACGTCCGTACTGGCTTGAGCCACGTCATCAATCCGCAGTGGATAATCACCACGGCCAACGATGTCGGCGAGAAAATCAAAATCCCGCAGTATCAGGATAAAACTGTGCATATTTATGGCGACTTTGCCACCTCTGGCTCGGTCACAATGCGCGGATCGAATAAGCCAAATCCCGACGAAGCAACTGCTGGTGACTGGTTCACACTCACCGACGCACAGGCCAACGCCATCACCAAAACCGCCGCCGCTGGCGAGGTTATCCTAGAGAACCCGCTTTGGATTAGCCCGATTAAAACCGCTGGCACTGGCGCTATCATCATTTCACTCACTGCCAAGAAAGAGGCCATGTAATGAGCAAGAAACAGGAAGCCGCAATCGAGCCTATCGCAGACATCGCCGCGCTACGCGCAGACATCGACAAGGGCTTGAAGCATTACAAGGTATTCGAAGCGGCAAAGGAAGCCATCGACCTCGTGCAATCACTCGATGGGCAGCTAAAAACCCTTGAGCAGCGCGTCGCCACAACCGATTCAGTGCTGCTTGACCGTCAGAACCACCTCGACGAACTGAACGCCGAAATCCTAGCCGCGCGCGAGTCATCCAAGCAAGACATCGCTGCCGCTAACGAGTTCGCTGCCAAGCTGGTGACGGATGCGAAAGAGGAAGCCAAGGATATTCTAGCCAAAGCCAAGGCCAAGCTATCCGACATCGAGGACAAGGTTGCGCTCGCTGAAAAAGACCTCACAGTTATCAATGCTCAGGTCGATGCGGCCACAGCAACCAAGGCAGAACTCGACGCGCTCATTTCAAAAATAAAGGCGGTGTAAGATGTCTTTTAGTAACGCAACAGAAACCGAAATCTTGGCCTATATTTTTGATAGTGCCGCTGCCGCTTGGGAGGGAAATGCCAGCTTTTGGGTGGCGCTGCATACCGCTGACCCAGCCGAGGCAGGTACGGCAACCACTAACGAAGTCGCATATACCAACTATGCGCGCGTTGCGGTGTCGCGCACAACAGGCTTTACCGTATCAGGCAATAGCGTCGAGAACGCCGCATTGATTCAGTTCCCGCAATCGGGCGGTTCGGGTACAGATTGCACGCACTTCTCGGTGGTCACTACATCGTCGGGCGCTGGGCAAATCATTATTCGCGGTGCATTGAGTGCAACGCTGCCAACTGGCTCGGGTATTCAGCCGCAATTCGCCGCTGGGGCATTAACCGCAACACTTGACTAATGGCAGGATTCCGCAACATCAAGCAGTACACGGAGGCGATGGATGATGGTAAAACCTCAATCACGCAATTCCGCAAGGCTGTCGGGTCTGCGGCAACCATTACGTCGAGTTACATAGACTACAGCTACTTTGCTGGCTCACCACCTGCGAACTTCTACGCATCCTCACCGCTTGAGTCGGCGGAGGTGGACTTAGCGCGAGGCATCTACGTCCCGCAGGTCGATAAGCAATTCGTGCAAAACATGATGTTGATGACCAACGCTTCATCGGCTACTAACACCACAAACCAACGCCAAGAGTTGACGCTGGTGGACTATCTCATGTATTACCCGTTTCTCGATAGTGACGCGGTTGGTGAGTTGCAGGAAACAGTGACAAACCTCACCTTGCCGCGCTATGATTTCGGCAAGGTTATTGCCATTGCACAATCTGCATCATCCGCCATCGGGCAATTTACCTTCACTTATACAAATCAGGACGGTGTTTCTGGCAAGGTTTCACCAAACATCTTCACGCAGATTGTGGCGGGTGGTGGGCAGTCTGTAAACGCAGACATATCAAACGGGGGATTCCATCCATATTTACCACTGGCCGCAGGTGATACAGGCGTGCAATCCATTGAGAGCGTGACGTTCACGGTAGCTGGCGGCGGGCTGTTCACTTTGGTTATTGTGAACCCGCTTAAAACTTTCTTCGTAGCGCAGGAATGTCGCAGGACGACATCGGGCAACCTTGAAAGCTACGGCTCGGCTGCTTCGGTTGATTCTATTATTCACACGGCAGGAGCGCCTGAAATTCGCCAAGGTGCGCGGCTAGGATTTATTGCGAAGGGTCATGCTGGCAGTTTGGCATCCTCTACGCTTATTGGGACACTAACGACAGTATGGGGTTAATATGGGTTTTTCATCACAAGATGATTTAATTACGCAAATCACCACCAACGGCAAATATGGCACGACCATTTTTCAGAAAACACTGCCAGCGGCAGGTGTTGCTGGTGCATGGACTGACCTCGGCAACGCGGCGGGTATTCCCGTTGCTGCAACCTATGGCGCGGCTGACCTTACATTCACGGCTACGGATGACACATGGAGCGAGGGGGCGCTTTACAATGGCGGCGATGTAGACCCCGCTACTAAGCACTTTCTATCGGCTGGCGCGGCGTGCGTTGCCGCTGCGGGTGCGCCGTGGTTTATCATGGCGGTGGATGAGGTTGGATATGTGAAGTTGTCCACCACCAACGTATCGACCACAGGTGCAAAAACCGTAACCATGACAGCCATCGGCTCAAGCGGTGCAAAGGTTGACCGTTACGCAAACGGTGAAGGATTGCGGATGTATATGTCCGCATCGGGTACGATGGGCGCAAACGCACCTACCTGCATTGTGAACTACCTTGACACTGGCGGTGCATCTGGCGCGACCACTACATTCACGTCAACGGCATCGACAACCAGCGGCGCTATCCTAAACACAGGTGCGGCGGCCAACAAATACAATCCATTCTTGCCACTGGCAACGGGTGACACGGGCGTTTCAGATATTGTGAACGTGACATGGGCGGGTACGGCACACGCTTCGGGTACGGTGATTCTGCATCTCGTTAAGCCATTGTGGACGATTCCCGTGCCAGCTACGGGGCTTTACAACAAAGTGGATTTTGTGAACGCTTTGCCGTCATTCCCTAAAATTCCTGACGGTGCAAACATCCGATTTATCCTATTCCAAACGGGTGCGACCACAACAGGCGGCACGATTTTCGTTGATTACGATTGGGCATACGGGGGCTAATGGGACTGCTTGCCAACAATTTTAGGGATACGCTGGGGGTTTATAAATTCCACGGTGCGTCCCTATCAAACGGAGCCGCACCCTCAAGGCTTGAGGGTGCGATGCACCGCACTGGCGCGCAAAGGAACCTCACGGCTGGGCAAGGCGTAACCAATCAAGCGGCTGGCTACCCATACGGGTATCGTCAAGGTGGCGCGTGGTCGATGCCACAAAAAGATGGGGCTATGTCCTCGGTGAATGAGGCGCGCGCTGCCATCGTCGCAACAGGTAACGCCGCGCAGGGTATCAATCTAATATCTAGCGCCACGCTGACTATAGTTGTTGCGGGTTCGGCTGCTGCGGTTGCTGCTGCGGTTGGGTCATCCACGCTTGCAATCAGCGTATCAGGCAATGCAGTTGCGCCACTCAACGCTACAGGCTCGGCAACTTTGGCAATATCCGCAAGCGCAAATGCTTCAGGCATAGCAAGCATCACAGGTGCGGCAACGGCGGTGGTTACAGGATCCGCAACCACTGGCGGCATCGGCCACATGGTATCGCTGCCAATTAGCCAAAATTTAACGGTTGACCAGATTGCGGCGGGTGTCGCAAATATCACTATTGAGGGGTCAGTCACGCTTGCACAGTCGCTACGCCTTGCTAACGCGGCACTGGGTGGCAAGGTTTCAGGTGGTGGAAGCGCAACCGAAACATTCCGCGATATATCCGATACAAAAGACCGTGTGATTGCCGCGGTTGATGCAAGTGGAAACCGCACCGCAATCACGCTTGATTTAAGCTAATGGGCTATTTCAAGCAACGCTATTTCGGCGCACGGTATTTCTCATCGAGATATAGCGGAGGCGGTAGTGGTGCAGTCGCGGCAGTTGTCGATTATTTCATCCGCATGGTGCGTCGCCGCAGATAGCGGTGGCAATTCCGCCACGCGCTGCTATGATTAGGCCATGCAAATGCAGTTGCCCGAGATTCTAAACATCCCTCCGAAGCTGTTGCCCGTCCTCACGGACTTCAACAAATACCGCTATTTCTTAATTGAGGGAGGCCGTGGGAGCGCCAAAACGCAGTCCATCGCCCGCATCCTGCTCTATATTGCCGAGCAAGTGCCGCACCTTCGCATTGCGTGCGGGCGGGAGATTCAGAACACCATCGAGGATTCGGTTTACGCGGTGCTTCGTGACCTCATCCAGCAATACAATCTAGGCTTTGAGGTGCAGAAGTCGCGGATTCGCCACCTCACCACGGGCAGCGAGTTCATCTTCAAGGGCTTTCGAGAGCAAGGTGCGACGAACATCAAGGGGCTTGAGGGCGTTGATATTCTCTGGCCTGATGAGGCGCAATCCGTCACCAAGCCCACGCTCGACATGATTATCCCGACGATTCGTAAGGAGAAATCGAAGCTAATCTTCACCATGAACCGCTTTATGTACGATGACGCGGTGTACGAGTTTCTCGCGGGGCGGCCTGATTGCCTCCACATTCATATTGACTACTTCGAGAATCCCTTTTGCCCGCAAAGCATCAAGACAGAAGCCGAGAACCTCAAGGCCAAGTCGATGCGAGAATACCGCCACATCTATCTAGGCGAGCCGTGGCCGCACGGTGATGACTTCCTATTCAACCAAGAAAAACTCATGGCCGCATACGACATCGAGCCGTTTGGCGATATGGTAACGCACCAAAAGGTAATGGGCATCGACTTCGCAGCGCAGGGCAATGACCAGTGCGTTGCCACGCTGCTCACTCGCCATAGCAATGTGCATTGGAAACTAACCGAGCGCCGCCCGTGGGACGAGTCCGATACGATGGTGAGCGTGGGCAAGATAGTCGCTATGATGGGCGAGTGGAAGCCTACCGTGGCCATGATTGACATAGGAGGCATGGGCAAGCCCGTCTATGACCGCTTGATTGAAGTGGGGGTGAGAAACCTCTACCCCTTCGACGGGGGTGCCACGGATGGCATCGATACCGACCACTATGGCAACAAGCGCGCCGATGGGTATTATCGCCTTGTCGAGTGGTTCGATAATGGCTGGCTATGTATTGACCGCAAAAAAGATGTGGAAGTCATTAAGCAGCTAGAAAAAATCAAAATGAAGCCGCGCTCTAACGGCGTGCGCTACATCCAGCCAAAGCATGAAATGAAAAAAGAACTGCGCTATTCGCCTGATGATGCCGATTCGCTGATGATGGCCGTGTATGCCACCAAGCTGCTCGGGCAAAAGAGCAACAGCATGGACAACGACCCAATCCATACCATTCGGCGCGTTAATGGCAGCAAGCGCCCGCGCTAAAAACACCGCGTACCATTGCGCGGCTTGGCCGCTGGTGGCATAATCAAGAAAAACCACCGAGGACGATATGAAATTTGTTTCGAGCCTTCTAGGCACAAACGTCAAAGCGCCCGCGCCAAGCCCAGCTCCCGTTCAGGCAGTCGAGGAAGACGCTAAGAAAACCAAAAAGCGCGCATCCGCGCTCTATGCCACCGAGGGCGGCTCGGCTGGTGAGGAAGTGCAATCCGTTCAGACATCGCGCGGCAACATCTTCGGTAACTAAATGGCAAAAGACTATAGCAATGTTCGGGCGATATACGATGCCACGAAAGCAGAACGTGAGCACGCAAAGCCGCTGTGGGACACTATCAGCAAATACACGGGCATTTCAGTCGATACGGACTATCTCTACAATAACAACGCGGGCGCTAAATCGAGCCAAAAAGACGAATACATCGACGATCCAACGGCGGCGCTATGCGTCAACCAAGCGGGCGACTATCTCAGCGGCATTATGTGGGGGACGGGCGACAAGGTGCTCGACGTTATCCCCTCGCGCTATGTGCTAGAGTACGCCAAGCAAGAGGAACTCGAAGACTATTATGGCTATGTGACAGACCAAACGCTCTACCACTGGAACCACTCCGATGCGGGGTGGAACTCAGTGCTTCGCCCATATTGCTATGACCAATTCAGCTTCGGCACGGCAGGCATCGGTGCCTTTCCCAATCCGCAATTTGCCGCTGGCATCGACGAGAACGCCATCATCTTCAAGCAATACGGCGTAGACAATATGTGCATCGAGGAGGGCAAATCGGGCATCATCGAGGTGGTGTTCGCAACCTATCACTGGCGCGTAAATCGCATTGTTTCCGAGTTCTGTGGCAATAACCCAAGCCCTGCCCAGCTTGCCAAACTACCCGATAAGGTGGTGGACGCGTGGAAAGCTGGCAATTACGGCACCGAATACACGGTGGTTTTTGGCATGATGCCACGCGCTGACTACGACCCAAAACTAAAGGGCAAGCGCGGCGCGCGGTATAAGGGCATCTGGTTCATGGAAGACGATACGACCTGCTCGCCATTCCACGAGGAGGACTTTCACGAGCGCCCCATCAATGTCGGCAGACAAATCAAAGTACGCGGCGAAACGTGGGGGCGCGCCTCTGGCACCATGTTCATTTCATCCATCCGCAGCGTGAACTTCCTGCTCTCTCAGGGTATCGAAACCGTCGAGAAAATGAATAACCCCTCGCTGGGTATTTGGGGCAATAGCATCTTCGGTGATTCAGTGCTCGATACATCGCCCAACGGCCTCACGGCCTTCAATGCTGCCCTCGCTGGTGGTAAAGAGCCAACGTGGAAACTGTACGATGTGGGCGACCCGTCGGGCATCCTAGAGTTCATGGTGCCTTATCTGAACGAAAAAATTACTACGGGCTTCAAAGTTGATGCGCTGCTCGACTTCTCAAGCGCCAAGGAAATGACTGCCACCGAGTCGCTGCAACGCTACGCAATCCGTGGCAAGTCGCTATCGGGTATGCTCGGGCAACAAAAGAGTGATTGCCTTGTACCTACAGGGCGGCGCGTTATTTCGATTCTCGATAACCAAGGCCAGCTTGGGGTTGATCCCACTAAGGCGACTCAGGCCATGCTTGCCAAGCTGAAAGAAATAGGGCGCTCTGACCGCATTATCCCCGAGGCAGTCATGAAGGTGAAAGCCGCTGGCCGCCCTTGGTATGAAATCCGCTTCAATAACGAATTGGAGAAACTCACGCGCACCGAAGTCGTGCAGAACCTCGTGCAGCTATTGCAAGCCGTTACCGCCATTGTCGCGCTCAATCCTCAGATTGTTGCCGCAATCGATTGGTATAAACTGTTGCAAGAAATCAACACAAACCTCGACTCGAATAGCCAGCTTATGATTGGCGAGGACGAGTTCAAGGCACAGATTGAGGAAGCCGCCCAAGCGCAGCGCGATATGATGTCCTTGCAAATGGCGCAAGCGGGTGCTACAACCGCCAAAGACGCATCACAGGCACAAAAGACTACAAGGGAAGCGCAAAATGTCGGACGACAAGGTTAGCAGGGGCAGACTCAAGCAAGCCATTCCTCCGTCATCCGCCGATAGATTCCTAGAGCAACGTGAAGCACAACAGCACTCGCAAGAAATCGCTGCCGAAAAACTCGAGCAATACAAAAAAGCCCTCAATGGCATGGCAGTCACGCCCAACGGCGAACTCGTGTTGAAAACGCTCATCACTGCATTTGGTGTGTTCTCGATTGCACAGCCACAAAATCCTGCTAGTAGTTACGAACTGGAAGTGTTAAAAAGGGGCTATCTCAAGTTCATACGCCCTCACCTAGAGCCAGCAATACGAGCCAAATTGGAGAATGAAATATGACCGATGGAACAACTGAGCCAACCCAATCAGCACCAGCCGCGCCCGCACCATCTTCGCCATCCCCTGCCGCCGCACCAGATCCAAGTGCTGCACCAGCGGCAGACCCAGCCCCATCCTATTCCCATCCCGACGCATATAAAGACAAGCCCTATCTCAAAAACCTGAAATCGGTGGATGATGTCTACAAGGCTCTCGATGGCGCGCAGGAACTCATCGGCAAAAAATCTATTCCCTTCGACTACAGCAAGGCCACGCCAGAGGAAATCGAAGCGCACCACACAGCTATCCGCCCGAAAGAAGCCGCAGAATATGCAAAGCCCGAGGGTTGGGAGGTTAGCGAGGAGCAAATCGGAGCCTATCAAAAGGTGCTCTACGAGGAAGGCGTGCCTAAGGCGGTAGGCGATAAGTTGCTGGCGAAAGTAGCTGCGCTCGATGCCGAGCAAATGACGCTTATGTTTGGCAAGGATGCCTACGAAGGTATGCTCAAGGAATCGTTTGGCGAGGATGCTTGGCAAAAGAAAGGCGGCGAAACTGCTACATTCATTAAGCAATATACCAGCCCAGAAGACCAAGCCCTGATGGAGAAAGTGCCAAATCAGCTTCTTGGCGTAATGTACCGCATGGCCGATAAAATCAAAGAGGCGCACGGCATCAAAGAAACCTCCGTCGCAGTCGGTGGAGAGTCAACCGCACCCAAAGTGGATATTGTAGCCGAGCGTGCCAAAATCCGACAAGAACTGCGCGAAGTGACAAACAAACCGCATACCGCAGCGCAGAAGGCCGCGCTACAAGCAAGACTCGACGCAACCTACAAAGTGAAATAAGGAGAATCCCCCATGACTGCACTCTATCAAGTAACGCTCTCAGGCTCGTATCGCGCCGCTAACAACGAAGTCATCGACTTTTCGGATGTGAAGGGCATCGTGCCAGCAAACGCCGAGGATGTCATGAATATGCACATTCGCCGCCGCCACGCGCCTATGCTGATTGCGGCCACCAAAAACAAGGATGGCGAATCTGCCTATCCCAAGCGCCTCGAATCCATCCGCGAGTGCTACATCGACGACATGAAGCCCGTCGCGGGCGAGCCTTCCTATGCTGGCCTTGATGTGAAGGAACTCACCGCCGAGCAACTGCAAGACTTGGCGCTTGGGAAAGACCTGCGCGCAATCCCGCTTTACCGCACCGCATCGCTGCGCTTTACCCGCGAGAAAGCCTACGTCGCCTATGCCGCATCCATCGGCCACTATGTTGATGATACAGCCGAGGGCTTCAATTTCATGAAGCTGCCGCCGCTGGTTCTCGATGGTGAGGCTCGCAAGGACACAACCAAGAAACTCACGAATGACGAGGTTCTTGCTGGCGAGGAAGGTGTACGCACGCTTGACTCTGATGGCGTTGTGGTGTCGGCAGAAGATGAGAAAGCAGAAAAGAACGCACTCATGGCCGCAGCGCGTCATGCTGGCGTGAAGTTCTCGAATAATATCACGCTCGCGGCGCTCAAGACTAAAATGGCAGAGCACGCTAACGCGAAATAGTTTACCTCCCTGTTTTGGCTAGAAGGGGCTTCCGTAAAACGAAGCCCCTTTTTTTATGCCTCATGCCCTTGCGCCGCTAGTGCGCCACTCGGTATAATGCAGGTATTGGACAACTCGGCAACGAATCCGATCCGTGGTGGGCGACCCCGAAACGCTAGTGAGGCTCCAGCGATGGGCAATCCTTACGGATAACGAAACACATCAAACCCCATCAGGAGATAGTCACATGACATCGACAACTTACAGCCCAAGCATCGACCAAGGTGCTCAATTAATGTTCAACGACAACTTCTTCGAGTTGGCGCAACAACAAATGTCTGAACTCGAAAGTTCGGGCGTAGTCGTTCACGAATCTGCCGAAGGCAAAACCACCAACATGGTGCGTATTGGCCGCATGGAACTCGTGGAAGTAGCTGCGCGCAATCCCGATAAACAGTTTGGCGATTACAACATCGACAACCGTCAAATGAGCAAGCGTCGTTTTACGCGCACCGTCACCATTGACGCTAAGCATGATGTGAACGAACTCATCAAAGACCCAACGAGCGACATCGTGAAGCAACTCGTTAATGCAAAAAACCGCAAGGTTGACCGCATTATCGTTAGCGCAGCCGAAGGCTCGGTGAACGTCGGCGCTCCCGATGCAGCACCTTCCTCGATCAGCGCCGCTACGGATGGCGTTATCACCGTGGATGCTACCTCGACGGGTATCACCTACAACAAAGTGCAGGAAGTAACGCAGAACTTCATCAACAACGAGTTGTCCTATGGCGACTTCAAGGGTGCGGTTTTGGCTATCACTGGCACCGAGAACACCGATTTGATGGGCGAAATTCAGTTCATCAACAATCAGTACATGGCCTCGCAAGCGGCTGTTGCTGACGGTATCGTGAAAAAGGCTGGCACCTACCAAACCGTTCTTTTCGGCGGCTCGGTAAACGGCGGCATCACGGTTGCCAACCCAATCCTGAGCGAAGTATCGACGGTTCGTACCTGCCTCGCGCTGGCACCGAAGTCGGTGGCTCTCTCAATGAAAGTTGCACTGCTCGAAGTTACGAAATCGGCAACCAAAGTGAACTCGTGGGACATCACGATTGACCTTTGGCTGAACGCGATGCGTACCGAAGGCGTGCGCGTTCAAAAAATCACCACAACCATTTAATAGGAGATTAAAAAATGGCTACAGGTATCCGTTCTAATGGTTTTGTGGAATATCCATCGAACCCAGCTAATAGCGTAGGCAAAGCCCTCCGCACTGTATTTTACGAGAAAACCATCGCTACGGGCGCAGGAACCAATACCCTGCACATCTTAGCGGGGCCGCTATCGTATGATGCAAAAGTTGCTGCCGTAATCGGTGCTACCCCAGCATTGACCTCGGCAAACGCTAACGACCTCGGCTTTTGGAAAAAAGACGCAGACGGTGGCTTTACGGCAATCGATGCAGACATCCTATGGGCAAACGCAGATTTGTCGAGCGCACTCACCTATCGTGAGTTGCTTGGCACGCTGAACACCAGCCTAGACCGCGATGACAACATCGGCACCTTGCTCGGCAAGACCTCCGAAGTTGAACCCGAGGGGGGCGTGTATCTTGGCCTCTACATCAAAACGGCATCAACCGCTGCTTCGGAAGTATTGAAGCTGATGGTTCTGCTTGAGGAAGCCAACACGAAATAGTCCATCGTTTGTTATCACGAGAACGGGGTGAATCGCCAAAAGTGATTTGCCCCGTTTTTGCTTAGAGGTTTTATGGCAATCACATCAAAAGTCGATATCTGCAACCTGACGCTCGACATCCTCGGGAATAAGGACACGGTCACGAATATCGAAACACCAACAAACGGCAAGGAACTGATTTTCAAGCTATGGTATGACATTTGCCGCCAAAACGTGCTCAAGCAAATGGTGCCGAACTTTGCGCTAGAGCGCCGCGTGGTTTCCGCGTCATCCTTCGTGCCAGCCTTCGGCTATAGCTACGCCTATGAATATCCGAGCGACTGCCTCAAGCTGCTCGGTATTGGTGGAGTGAGCGAGAAAGCAAACGACTACGCGGTGGAGGGTGGTTACATCCTCACCAATACGCAATACGACGAGGGTTTGCCCATCCGCTTCATCAAGGACGTGGAGAGCGTGGTGCTGATGAGCGCCGAGTTCAAAACGCAACTTGCATGGGAACTGGCCGATGTCACTTGCATGAGCATCACACAGGACAGAAACAAGGCGACAATGGTTAAGCAGCAGCTTCCGCTGGTTCGCATTTCCAATAGCGGCATGAACGCACAGGAAAACCGCCCAATCCGAATTAGCAACTCACGCGCGGCGGCTTCGCGCTATGTGGATGTCGCAGACCGCACTACCAAGGGATAGGTTCACCACATGAAGGTTTCGACCAGCTTCAACAATTTCGCCCGCGCCAAGGTGGATCATAACCTCATGGGGCGCTACGACCTGCCAATCTACCGCACGGCGCTGGACGTGTGCGATAATTTTATCACAAACTTTCAGGGCAATGGTATTTATCGCGGCGGCTACGAGCAAATGCTGGCCTTCCAAGACTGCGCGCTCATGGAGTTTCGGTTCAGCGAAAATCAGAACTACCTTATTGCCAGCTATGCCAATACGATGCGCTTTGCCAGCTACGACGTGAGCGACGTTTTTGGATGGGTAGGAGCGCCGCTAGAGGTTGCCACGCCATACACCCTCGACCAAGCCAAGAAGATTGCTCGCAGCGGCCAATACACTGAAAACGGCGATGTGATGATTATTACGCACCTTGGCATTGAGCCGCGCAAACTCATCCGCAATTCCGCATCGAGTTTCACGCTCCGCACGTTCTCCCGCTATTTCGACCCATTCCCTACGACTTGGGGTTCTAACCTCACCATCACGGGCATTTCTCAGGCGACTGAGGCCACCATTACCATTGTCGGCCACGGCCTTGCGGTGGGTGATAGGCTGAAGCTATCTGGCATCGTCGGCATGACTCAGGCGAATGATTGGACGGTTGCGGTGCTCACGACACCAACTGCCGACACGATAACGGTAGAACTCGATACCACGGGCTTCACGGCCTATTCATCGGGTGGCATTGCCAACAAAGTCACGGCGGGCGATTATCCAGCTTGCTGCCTTTTCTATAATAACCGCCTATATTATGCACAAACCGCAGCCAAAAAGACGGGCGTGTGGGGCAGTGAGTCTGGGCTTTATTTCGATATGGAAGTGCCAACCAGCCCAACCGACACATCGGCGTTTTTCTTTGTGCTTTCGGACGTTTCGGAGGCAATCGATTGGCTCTATCGTGGCGAGAACTCGCTGATTGCAGGGACATCGGGCGGCTTGCTTGCGCTCAATGGCGGCGGCGTAAACACGCCCATCACGGCCTCAACCTTTGAGTCATCGCTGACTTCGGCGGAAGGGTGCAACGATGTATACCCAATCGCCAAGGATGGCCTGATTTTCTACATCGGGCGCAATAACCGCAATCTGTACTATTTTCGCTATGACCTTCTCACCGAGTCTTTCAAGTCGCAGGACGCCAACGTGCTGAGTTACGACGTAACCAAGGGCGGCGTGCAAAAGCTGCGCTATAAAAAAGACCGAAACGACCTGATTTATGCGCTGAATGAAACGCTCATGACCCCGCGCACTTGTAACTTCTCGGGAAGCCTAGAGGAGCGCATTGTCGGCTGGCACACGCAAAGCAGCACAGGCACGCAACACGATTTCGCGGTAATTACCAATAACGCGGGCGACCCGCAGTTTTTCGCGCTGAACAAATACGGCAGCAGCTACTACATCGAGCGCCAAGCGGAATATGTGGAATTTGCCGAGCGCGTGCAGTTTTTCAGTGCCGACGACCTCGACTCAATCCAAGACCGTGATGCCGTGCGCGCGGCTGAACTGGCCGATGATATTGCCTTCAATTTCTACGTTGCCGAGCAATTAAAGGGGTGCATTTACCTCGACAATGCCAACGTGGTTAGCGGCCTGAAAACGGGCAATATCATCACCTACACGGGCGACGAAACAAGCGGCACCATTGACGCAGCAAGCGCAGTATTTAGCAGCGGCGACGTGGGCAAGCGCATCACCATCAAAACGACCACGGGCTATGATCGAGGCGTTTTCGAGATAACGGCCTACACCGACACGACGACGGTGGATGTCATCGTTCTTGTCGAGCCGACAGTGACCACGGCAGCCGAGTGGTATTTGTCATTTTCGACCATCAGCGGCTTGTCGCAATATAACGGGACGACGGTGAGCGTGGTGGCCGATGGAGGCTATCTTGACGATTTCCTCGTAAGCGGCGGGGCTATCGCGCTTGGTGCTGACGTTTCCCATGCCGTTGTCGGCTACAAATACCGCGGCTTGCTCAAGTCCTTCCCGCTTGGCTTCCAAGTCGGCGCGGGCAATACTCAGGCCACCATCAAGGGCATCACACAGTCGCAGGTGCGCCTTATGGCAT